CAGGGCGGTATTGTTTATGTCTACCCAATACGCGGTTTCGAGCCAGCCGATCGGCGCCGGGAACCACCCCGCCAGTTGCGCATAGTCCTGCTGCCAGCTGCTCGTGTACCAGGGCCGAACTTTCATCCGGTTCCACTTGTGATTGAATCGCTGGCTGATCAGGTCGGCCATCACATCGGTGGCCATATTCAGGCAGTTGTTCACCGAGTAGCCCGCGGCGGGGATCACCGGCGCCAGCTCCCCCATCGCGGAAACATAATCGACTACGTTTTGAACTGTGGTTGTAGAGTTCGCCAAAACTAAAATCCTCTAACCGCGCTTACCTTTTGATTGGGGCTCAGACCCTCGGGCAGATCCGGCACTGCCGGCGCCTCGGGCAGCTCTACGCCGATCGTCACCGGCGCGCCCACGTCATGCGCCGCGGCGGTGGATCCGCCGGCCGCGCGCGTCACTTGCAAATTGCTCAAGTCGCTCGCGTCGGTCACGGCCATATATTCCGTGTCGATTTGCAGATTGCTTCCCACGGTGGCCGTGGTCGATGCGTCCACCAGGGCCACGATGCTGTCGGTGGAATCGTTCATCGCCATGTTGAGCGCGACGGTTTCGGGCGTGCTGAAAGTAGAAGCGTGCGCGCTCCTGCTGCTCTTGCTTTTTTCGTGTTTTTCCGTCATGGACTTTTTCCTCGCTTTCGTCGCGGCCTTGGCCGCGGGCGTGGGCCGGCTTTTAGTTTTCGCTTTAGTGCGCGCCGGCGCGGGTTTCTTTTTCTTGGTCGTCATGCGGCCACAATCTCAAAAATCTTGCCGCCGCTGGGGCTGTTGTCGGTGGGGAATTCGTTCCAGCGATTCCACTCTTCGCGCATCTTCGCGTAGAGGTCGGCATCGCTCTTGCGCAGCCCGAGAGCCGGCCTCTCCACTTCCTTGCCGCAGCGCGTACACATGATCACTTCGCGGCCGGTGGGGTAGATATTGCGGATCACGGAGTAGGCGTTGCTGTCGCCGTTGGCGAAGTTGTTGTTGCGCCCGCCCTTGCGGTGCTTGCACACCCGCTGCCGGCGCGCGCGCTCTTCCTGGGCCTTTTCAAAGTCGGTCAACTGCTGCCGGCGCGATGCTGCCAGGCGCTCGCGGCGCTCCAGCCGGTCGGCCATCTTCTCCTGCATTTCCTCGATCTGCATTTGCTTCCATTGCAGTTCGATCGAGTCGGCATCGAGTTTTTCTTTAGGCATGGCTTCCCCTCATGGGCGAGGGCGGCATTGCCGCCGCCCTCCGGTGGTGTTTAGGTGATCAGTGTGGGAGCGTCGATGTAGCGCGCGCGGCCGACAATATCGGGAACCACGCCCACGGCGAAATTAAAGTTATAGGCCGTGGATCCGCCGATCATCATCGCCGGGTCGCTCACGCTGGCGTCGTCGTACCGCTTGGTGATCACTTTCAGGTTGCGCCAGTTGCCATCGTCCAGGCTGGTGTTTTCCTTGGCCCCTAGGCTCACCGCAATCACGGCATCCTTGCCGTAGATGTACGTCCTGTAGGCCGTCACGCCGCTGTGCGCGAGATAGTTCGGCGTGGTGGTGACGATGGTCGACTCGTAGAACGCGCAGCCCGCCCAGTGCATTACCTGGATCATGCCGCCGTCGCCCGAGGGTAGTTCTTTCAGCGCCGCCTGGCCTTCCGGCGTGCGTTTCAGCACATCGGTGAGACTGTTATTAGTGGCGTCGTTCAAGGTGTCGCCCCACGCGAAAGGCGCGATGATGCCGCAGAAGTCGCCGCCTTCCATCGGCTTCACGTTGCGCTGGCGCAGCGAGGCCACGGCCGATGTGATGTTGTTTTTGTTGAACGGCACGTTGTAGGCGTTGGGCGTGGCCACGGAGGCGTCGATCACATTCAGGGCGTCGGTGGTGTTCTTGATGAGATACGCCACGGTGACCGCGGCCTGGTAGGCCAGCTCCTTGCCGCCGTTTTCGAGCGCCGGGTCAATCGCGAGCTGCATCGAAAAGCGCGAATAATTCAGGTAATCCGCGTAGTTTCCGATCACGATTTTGTCGCTCAGAATGTTGATTGTCTCGCCCGACTGCACCGTTCCCTCGGGGGCCTGGCTCAGATCCGGCCCGAAGGTCACATACTCAAACAGGTTGAGCGTGTTGCCCGAGTTTTCCGGCAGCGGCCGGCGCTCCACGCAGCGCAGATGCGGGGTTTCCGCTTTCAAGTTATCGACAAAATTTTTGTCGTAGTAGTTGACCTGTGTCTGCGTGAGATTTGAGGTCATGTTGGACGCCGGCGAATAGCCCGCGCCCACTCTCGCCTGGGTGGCGAGTCCTGCGCCTTCCATCTTCACCAGGTAGGCGATCGCCGAGCCCCACAGGGCCAGCGCATAGAGAATGGGTTGCAGAATGTTCCGCAACAGCCACGCTCTCCGCTTTAGGAAAGTGGCATCACTTGTAAAATTTTTCATCGTACCGCTCCCGAGATGAATTCGCGGGAGGGGCCGGATCAGCCAACAGCTTGCCGTTTGGGTTTCGCGTAGTAGTCCACGCACCGGCTGAATTCCTGGTCTGCAAACATCAGCCGTTTGTATTCCGCCGCGCTCAGGTTGGCGATCTGCTCCCGCGTGTACTTCAACCGATTGGTGGGCCGCGGCGGCAATCCGCTTATGTCGCTGGCGCGGATTCCCGTCGAGGTCCTGGTGGGAGCTTTAGGCGGTTGCGTTGGCGTGGGAGCATTACGCTCTCGTTCCGGCCCTGGCTCATCGTTGAGGTTGGCGGATTCATCGGAAGGGATTGCTTGCAGCAGTTGTGCCGCACTCAGTTCCTCGAAGGCCCGCGTATAGTGCGCCGGGTTGGTGGGGTCGCCCCCCATCCTCATCATGTAGCGCAGCAGAGTGTTTTTGTTGTGGTCCGAAGCAAACCAGTCCGGGGTTTCCCGGCTGAATTGCTCGGCGGCTTCCGCGGCCAGGTTGGCGCGCCGTTCCTCGCCGCCCTGCGCCTGGCTGGCGCGCAATGTCTCCACCGGCCCCACCACACTTTCGAGCACCCGCGTAACGGCCTTGTCTACGGTGGCCGGGTCGGAGAGTTCGGCCACGGTCTGCATCCGGTCGCTGGCCGAGAGCGGCCGGGGCTCGTTGGGGCTCACCGCCTGGTGGCCGTTCCCGTTGCCGTTGCGCCGCAGTTCTGCGATGCGCCGGTTGGCGTTGGCCTGGGCGTCTGCCAGCTTGTCGGTGATTTCGTCCCTGGTGCCGTAGAACACAGAGGGCGAGTCGGTCGGATCGTCAGATGTGACCGTGAGCTTCCACTGTCCGTTACCGCGGTCCTGCCAGCTCTTTGCCATTGCGGCGTCTCCCCTGCGTTCTCGATAAGAATAGCCAGATGCGGGGTTTGGCGATCACCCGCCTTTCATTCTTCCGTGGTCCCATCAGCCATCCCGTGCCGGCCGAGGCGATGATCCAGAACAAACCCGATACCCAGAGCATCGTGTCCTTCGATTCCCCCGACTCCCTGCAAAATGTCGTCCAGGCTGGGCGGCTCCTGCGTGTCTTTGGCCGCATCTTCATCGGTGCGTATGTTGTAGCAAGTTAACACCTGTTTCTGCACGTAAGTAAAGAACAACCATCCGGCCTTGGAAACACAATGCGCGCCGAGCACCGATTCGGGCTCGCCGGTGGGGGCGTTCACCAGGGCGGTGTCGAGCTGGATACAGGCGCGCTCCATCACATCCAGCAGGGCGTCATAGCGCGGATCGAGGTAGAGCTGGGCAAGCTGCTCCTTTTCGGGCGCGGCAATCTCCAGCTCTGTCACTTTCAGGCTCCGGGTTGTGCGCAGCTTTATGTCGGTCATGTGTGCGCCTCGGCCTCGGGCGGCACTTTGTAGGGGATATAGGCCGGGTTCCCTTCATTAATCCGGTTCGCGAGCCGCAGAATCGCCCACGCCCGCCGCGCGTCCTCATCCTTGATGGCGGCGCCGATGGCATAGCCGAGCGTGACTAAGAGCGATTCGTAATCGTTCCGGTCCAGCGTGATTCTATAAGTTTTAGTTTCTGCGTCGATCTGGACTGGCATTCCCGGTTCCTCCGAATAAATCTCCCTGCGCCGGCGCTTCCGGTTTCAGCGCCCGCGGCCGTGCGGTTTTAGTTTCCGGTACCGACGCGCACACCAGGCACGCCGCCAGCTTCCCGCCGAGTACGCGGTGCATCGTAGGCCAGCCGCACCTGTTGCACCAGGCCGAAACTTCCACCGTGTTCTTGGTGTAGTGCTGGGTCGCTCCGGTAGTCATTTAACCCCCTGCCGGCGCATACACGCTCTGCTCGATCGCGTGCCGGCTCCATTTGCGCTCATCCCACAGCGCGGCCTCGTCGTTGGCTTTCCCGATCATCTGCGTAGCCAGCTTGGCTTCGTTCTGCTGGTCGATTTCCGCCGTCTTGGCTTCGTGGCGCGCGCCGATCGCGGCCACCTGTGCCTGGACCTTTTGCTGGCCGGGATTGGACTGCTGGAAGCTCTGCTGCTCCTGGGGCGTCATGCGGCGGATCAGCTCGCGGGCGTCTTTCCACTCGCTCACTTCCATAAACATTTCGAGCATCACGCGAATGTCGATCATCCAGCCGGTCGCGTTGAGCTGCTGGATGATGGGCGCATTCTCAAAAATCTGCACCAGCATAGGCAGGGCTTGCGCCATCGCTTTTTTGGCGGCTAAATGCGCGCCCGCCAGGCACTCGAAGCGGTCATTCGACTGGTAGAAATTCTGCGCGTCCAGCTCGAAGGCGTCGCCGAGTTCCTGGCCGAGAATTTCGCGGATCTTGGCCAGGCTCATGCGCGATTTCACAAAATGCTCGGTGAGCTGGATCATGGGCAGGAGTATGCCTTTGACAAAATGCCCCACCGGGCCTTGAATTTTCCCCGCGTTGGCTGCGATGATGCCGCCGGCGCCGGTGGCCGTGCGCGCCGCCGAGCTGGTGCCGCGCGAGGGCAGGTTGCCCTGCGTAAACGCCTCATCGGCCCCGGTGGTCGACTGCGCGCTCTGTGCCGCGGCCTGGAGCATGGTGAACGCCTCGGGCGGCGCCTTGGGCAGTTCGATCATGCCGAACGCATCGCGCACGCCCTGGCCGGGCTTGGTGTCCACGTCCACGATGCCGCCGAGGCGCTGGCGTATCTGCTGCGTGGGCGCGTTGGCCCCGCGATCGCGTGCGTACATGGGATTCACCGTCATGCTCAGAATGTCGAGCAGCGCGTCGGTGAGCCCCTTTTCGATTCTCTGGTCGGATCCCGCCAGGCGCCCTACGCCGATCCCGAACCCGGCTTTGGGAATGTTCCAGAAGTTCGCCGCGAAGAACGGAATAAACGGCAAGTCATGTTCTTCTTTGCGAATCAGCACGCCGCGGTCCCCGCCCTCGGGAACTAAAACCGCATAGACGTTCGACCTGTCCCAGCGTTCAAACAACTGAATCGGCCGTTCCAGCGGATCCGCGCTGGCCGGTTCATCTTCGTTCTGCGCGTGGTGGATCGACCAGTTTTGCCCGCCCAGGTTGAGCTGGACCTGGGACGGCGCGCCGGCGTTGCCCTCATGGCCGAAAAAGTAAAACTTTAGTTCTTCCTCGCCGGGAATGTCGTAACCCCCGACCTGGTTTCCGTCCTCGTCGTAGATCACTTCCTCGCGCAGCTTGTCGAGGTCTTTGAACGTGGGATAGGAAACATGGACAACATACTTCGCCCCGGTGTGCAAGGCGTTGGCGTCTTTCCAGGTCGGATCCACCAAAATAGACCCCAGCTCGCACGTCTCGCACGTCAGCCCCTCTTCGGTCACTTCCGTAGGCGTGACGACAATCTCATCGCTCTCGCGGGTGTGCACGGTCAGCTCGCCGCCCATCGGCAGCTTGAACTTGACGGGTGACGCTTTCGGCGATCGCAATTTACGAATTTTAGTTTCCTTGCGCCAGCCGCCCTTTACGATCACGGTCCCGAATGTCGTCATGTCCTCCAGCGACCGCTCGCTCACATCCTCGAAGTTGCATTCATCGAACAGCGCGCCATAGAGGGCCACTTTGGCGCGCGCCGTGGTCTGCGAAGTGGACGGCCGCGGGCGAATCAGGAACGGCGGCATCTCGTAAAAAATGCCGCTCTTCATTCCCGGCACCAGGCTGTTGACGTGCTTGGCCACGGTGAAGCGTGAAATGTTCGCGCGCGCCACCGTCGAGCCCTCGAAGGATTGATTGGTTCGCGGGCTCTGGTAGAGCACATCGCTCTCGCGCCAGTGCAAATTCCATTGCTTCTGATCGAGGTAGGTGCGCGCCTTCTGCGCATCCTGAATGGTGAGCTGCACGGCGGCGTCATCGGTGTACTTCGGATCGAGGCCCGGCGCCTGTAGTTCAACGTCGCCCGGCTGAATCAGGTTCGAGCCGTTCACCATTTCAGAAAGTAAGCTCATGTAAACTTTCCTCCGCTGACTGCTGCCTGTTCGCGGTGAATAGGACAAACATCAATCGTGTCGTTCAACTTTTTTATGCCGTTGCCGATTTCAGTATGTTGCCTTCCAAGAGTCTTAGCGCAGTCATCGCACATCGCCGCATCGCAGGTTTTACCGTTCCCTATAGGAAAATCGCAGAGCTTGCCTTCGGAGTACTTCTGCCCGCAAAACTTGCATGTCTGTCTCCTGCCCGCACGGCCGCGGTTAAGGTGCATCACCGTGCCATCCGGCATTCGTAGCCATTCGCAGGGCATCAGATCACCATTCGTAACGGAAACGCCAGCGGCAGCGCCAGCGGCGCGCTAACCTCGCGCAAATCCTGGTCAAACTGCCTGTCGATACATCCCCCATTGGGCGTTGCGATTCGAGGAATTATCACCTGTACCGGCGTTCCCTTGCCGGTGTGTCCCTGCCATACCCGGCATTCGATTTCCGCCCCGCCTGGCTCCGCGGCGATGCATACAATTTGATCCGTGCTCTCCAGAGTGATTTTCATATTCCCCTCGCTCGCCTATATACCGCATATATATAACACATTTCAACCGCTAAGCCCCGGCATACATTCCCCCAGCCCGTCGCCGGGCTCGGCCGGCGCCCATTCCTGTTCCGGTTCGGCCACCGGCTCGGCCTCGTGGTAGCGCCCGCGGTTATACACGCGATCGTAGGCGTCCTGCTCGATGTAGGCGCGAAACTGTTCCTCGTCCTGGGCCTCGAAGCCCTCGGCCGCGATCGACGCCGGCAGCTTCGCCGCTACTCTGCTGATCACGCTGGCCAGGTCGAATTCCTCCACCATGCCGAACTGGTAGAGCTGGCGAAAGATTTCCTGCCACAAGGGCAGCTTGTCGGCAAACAGCAGCCGGCCGGTCGCGAGATGCGGCTCCGCGGCCTTGATGGCCAGCGAGCGCGCGGTTTCATCCTGTAGAAACTCGGTCCAGGCAATATCCACTCGCCAGTCGGCATCGAGAGCCTCGTTGCGAATGTGGGGAATCATGCTGCGCGCGCCGGGCGTGTCCTCGATTTCGACGCGGCGCACTTCCCATCGCTTGCAGGTGTCCACAATGCGCCAGGCCAGCGTGGTGGGGGTGAACTGCCCGCGTGCCACTTCCACAATCGTCATGCGCCCGCCGCGCTCGATCCCCACCGCACAGGCGGCGTGCTTCGATTCGGCATACTCCAGGCGCCAGCAGATATGCGTCTGATCCTCGGCGGGGGCGTGTTCCTCGGTAACTTTGGCGCGCTCCAGCTTTTCCGCCGCGAAGGTCGGCACAAAAGCGCCCTCGGCCACGTTCATGTACTGCGTCCAGAAACTTTCCGGGTCGAGCGCCTTCTCATTGCGCAGGAAGGCCCAGGAAATCTGCTCGGGGAACTGTAAAATCACGTCCTGCTCGTTCAATTCGTCGTCGTCCAGCTTTAATGCGTGCTCGCGGCGGAAATAAGCCGGCTTCCACAAGAGAATTGTTTCCTCGCCGGCCTTGGCGATCATGTCGCCGTACAGATCCGCCGGCCCGTAGCGCGTGGCGGTCAGATCCACCAGGCCATCTTCGCCGAGCATTTTTAGATTCAAGTAAAAATTCTTCCTTACTTTGCGCAGCCCGAAACTAGTTTGCGAATTTCTGTTGTCCTGCACATCCTCGCCCTTGATTATGTCGGGATGCCAGCCGCTCAAGCTCTGCTCGATCGAGACGCCCTTCACCGTGGGGTCGCGGCGAAACCGGGTGCGCGCCGGCGTGGTGAATTGGCCGGCCTTGTCCATCTTGATCAAAACGTGCTCGGGGAAACACAGATGCAGCGGGTTTTTCGGCGTGCCTTCGGGGCAATAGAAATGACTCGCCACTTCGGCCACGAACGCATCGGCCAGGGGCGAGTCGGGAGAATTGGAAGCCGTCATTACCATAATGGCAATGTCGGGAAAGCCGATCACCCATTGCACGGTGTCGCAGATAGACAAACTAGTTTTATAGGTTTTGCGCGGCAGCAGCAGGATGCGCCGGCGCTTGCGGGTCTGCTGCGCGAATGGCTTGCCGGGATCCTTTTTTACGAATACATCGGCAACCGGCCGGTGCCACTCTTCGGTGATCTTGTTGTACCCGAGTACAAATTTCGCCAGCCAGAAAAGATCGGTCTGCATTCGCCAGCGCAGCTCCTGGCGATAGTCCTCATCGGCCGGGATCCGCGCCACGTCGATGCTGTCGTCCATCAATTCCTCGCGCGGCGAAAACGCGGAAGTTCTCTTCGTATCGTGATCGCGATGTGTGCAACCTGCGCGAGCACATTGGGCGGCAATGCATTTATTTGAGCTGCGCTCAGGAGGCGTAGACGCATGTTTTCATCCCAGTCGCACACCGATTGACAGTTGATGCACACGGTCAGGTCGCCCACTTTCGGCGTGTGATAGTCCAGGTTGCTCGCCGCGTCGAGTATGTGTCCGCAGCACGGGCAGGAATCGGGTTCTAGTCGCGTCGTTAACGCCATCGCTTACATTCCCTGCTGTGGCCCGCCGCCGCCGCCGGCCATCGCCGCCTGGGGCTGCTCCTGGGCCTCTTCGGGCTGCTCCTGGGGCTGCATCTCGCCCACTGCCGGCTGGTCGCCCATGTGTTCTTCCATGTGCTCGGCCATCGCATCCTTGTCGGGCAGCGAATGTTCCTCGGTGTGGCTGTGGCCTTCGCTGTGCGGGCCGGCGCCGTGGTGTTTGTGTACGTGGGCGATGTATCCGCCGTTGCCGGCGCGCTCGTAGTGCACACCATGAGTATGCGTCTTGCCTTTTTTCTTCTCGCCGCCCAGGCCGCGCTTGGCCGCTTCGTGTGTCTTGTCCATAGTTCCTCCGAGTAGAAAATGCCCGCGCCGGGGGAAAGGTAGGAACCCGGCGCGGCTGCGAGAGGCAGGTTAGGGGGCCGCTACTATGCCTAGAATGCTATCTCGAAATTGGCCAGGGTGCCTATGTTGGCGGCGGCGCCGGCTGAGAACGTGATCGCCGCGGCCAGGTAAAAGACCGGATCTGCGGGCTGCACTGTCACCGGGCCGGCCTGTACCACGGGAAGATTGGTCCCATTCAAGCCCGTCAGGGCGGTGACGGCGGCGGCGGCGGTGATGGTGTTGGCTATGACCTGCGCCGCGGTCCCGTTCAGCAAGCCGCTGATGGAGTCGTAGATCAGGTCTGCCTGGAACCACCAGGGCGAAGCCAGGGCCGCGACGGCCGCGGCGGTCCCCGCTTTAAGCAGGGTCCAGTTGCCGATCACCAGCGGGGAAGCGGGCAGGGCCAATGCGCCGAGTAGAGAAATGTTGGCGGTGACGGTGTTCACGCCCACCTGTGCGATGCCTTCGGCGCGCACCGTGAAGCGTTTTGCTTCGAGTACAAGTTTGCCGGGGACCCCCAGCGTACAAGCCAGGGCGGTGTTGGAGGCGAGGGGGAAAACCTGGGCTGTGGCAAGTGCGGCATTAACCGGGTTGGCCGGCGCCGCGCGGCGGATCGCAGAACTGCTCATTGTCGAGTCCTCCTTCAAGGACGCTTAGAAACGTGCCTCCAGCGTGCGCTTAATTGGGGAAAATAGGGAGGGCGAAAATTAAGCGAAACATCGTATGCGCGAGTATAGCGGGAGTATAAATTTTTTAGTTCTCGATCATCTGCACGCTGATGTGTACACACTCCACGTCGCCGTAGATTTTCGCGATGGTGGCTTCGCACACTTGCGCGTCGTCTTTCCAGAGAACGCCACTCAGCGCATCGCAGCACGCGCGCATGAGCTTATCCAGATCCGGCTTGACGATCGGCCGCGCGCGATCCGCGGGCGCGCTCCTGGGCTTTTTGAATACAAACGTACAATTCAGGCGCAGCGGGCCAGCGGGCGCGAATACGTCGTGTACTCCGAGTAGAGCGCGAGCGCGCAGAGCGTCGAAGCCCACTTCGCGGCGGTATACGTGAGTACGCTTGTTGTCGCACATGAACACGGTACCCGGCGTACCGTCGTCGCGGGTGATGGCGGCGCCCTTCATCGAGCCCTGCGGCACCGGCCGGCATTCCACCATGAAGTGAATTTCCCGCGGTCTGCTCGGAGTACTCGGAGTATCGAGATAGGCGCCGGCTTCGACGTAGTTTGTCCACGCCTGGCGCTCGGCGGTTCTACTCATGCGCTGCATGGCGGAATCCTATACCGCGAGTATGTTGCATAAATGTAATTACACTGTACTAAGATCGGCGCACGTATTCGCCGTATTTTCCGTCTTGACGCATTGCGGGTCTGTGACTAGAACGTTTCCCTATGTCATTCAGTGATAATTTTTCGCTGGAAGAAAAA